CGGCTACGTCATTCTGAACGACGCCGATGGGGTTAGAGCCGGTTGATGCCGCTTGCGCGGCGTTTGCGCCTGAGATGTTCACAAGCGTGTTCGCAGTAATTGCGGAAGCGAAAGCGAAGCTCCGGATTCCGTTATCGTTTTGGGTTGCCATAGATTTGTTTGATTAAAAGTTGAGTTCGTTGTTGTCGCGTGCCTCGATGTAGGCTTCGCGGTGGTTACGCATTGCGAAGCGGATAGCCTCGGTGCGGCTGCCGAGTTCCTCGGTCTTCTGCACGATGACTGATTTAAGGTCGAATTTTTCGACGGCCTTCTCTTCAGCTACTACCGATGCCTTTACTGGAGCGGCTCCGAAGTTCGAGATGATAGAGTCGAGCTTTGCTTCGAGTTTGGAAATGACGCTGAGTTCAGCGGCCATCTCTTCTTTGCCGTCTTGCTCCATCTTCTCTTCAGCTGGAAGCATTGCTTCCATCTGAGTTTTCATCGCGCCGAAAGAAAGCTCAAGAGCTTCCATCCGCTTTGCGAGTTCGGCGATTGTGACTTCTACTTCTCCCTCGGGAGCCTCGGTGTTTTCTGGATCGGTCATTTGTTTGGAAAAACTGTCAACTTGCTTTGCCGTAAAACTGAAAAGACCTGTTGCGTTTGCGGCTGGCGTTTGCACTAGGTCTGCGCTGTAAAGCTCGGTGCAACTTGCGAAGGCGAGTCCCTCCACTTCGCGGATCGGCCCCGTAAAAGCGATGCTGATGCCGAACGTGTCTGGGAGTTTGCTTGAAATTTCTAGGACGTAGTCGCGCATTGGCGATATTTCGAGAAGGTTGAGATCGCCCAAGAGTTGTTTACCGACGATGCGGAAATTGTTCACGAAACCAACGATGTCTTTTATCCCTGCACCGTGGTCGAGATTGACTTTTACGCCGCCCTTGTATGACTCAGCACACTCTTTGACTTGCATCAAAGTTGTCTCGTCAACGTAGAGACCGTGACCCTTTGCTTCGCCGATTGAAATGATTGATACGCCTTCGATGACATCCATGCGAGGGCGCGGATGTCAATTAGTCGTCCATCAATCCCATCGCCGCTTGTGCCATCAAATAAACTTCTAACTCGTTCTCCTCTTCGCCACCTATCACATCAAACGACATCGAGAATCGGATCTCCGGGCGATTTGCGCTGGCGTGAGTCCGAGCACCTAGAACCGTCGTGCTTGTGCTGGCGCAAAGCTCTGCCTCTCCAGCATTGGCGAAGCAAGATGAGCCTACAATTTCAATGCGAGAACCAGCGCACGCTTCGACGTTCGCGACCGAGAAAACAAGACGGACTCCGCGAACGGTGGCCGTGACCTTTCGTTCTTCGCGTCCTCGTCCGCCACCCCCAGGCAGATCGATTGGGTTGACCGGAACAGGCGGAACTACCGAAATAAACAGCAAGCCTTGAACGCCGATTGAAAGCGGCGATGGGCTTGGCATTAAGCCCTGCGTAGCGATGAGCAGGGAAGCTAGCATGAGCCTAGACCCTCGTTACTACGGTGTTCGTTGTGCCGTCTCCGGTGATCGCTTGCGTGATCGCGCCCGATGTCCTGCTCGTAGGAGTAACGGTGAGCGCGTTGGCGATATCGAGTCCGTGGATCGCGTGAACTTCGGTGATCTCCGTAAGTTCTGGCGTGAGTTCCGTCCGCATCGCTCCGGTGAAAAGTGTGACTGCGCTTGTCGCGAAGGCCACAGACTGAATGACGGCGGCTTGAAATTCGTGAACGTCTGCGGCGGCGTGATGCGATCCGGTTAGTTGCAGTTCGTTATTGCTGTTATCGCACGAACGATCCTGCCACCGTATGTGCCGGCCGTTGTATGGCTGGACATCAACTCGTCCCAGACGGCGTTTGCGTTTGTGATGGCGGTTGGTATCGCGGCAAGTTGCGTATCGAGGTTGGCTGATGCCATACCCAGAGCGGCTCGCACGTCAGCGGCGGTGAGCGTTGCCGTTCCGGTTGTCGAATCTACGGGGACGCCGAAACCAACACTTGATGCCGATGGGATGTAGGCAACGCCCGTCAAAGCTCCGCTTGCGTAGACGGTTCCGAAGCGAACGTCTGTGATGGCGGCTTGGCCGAGGCTGTTGTCGGAGGTGAAAAAGTCGCTGTAGGTCGTCGATCCGTTTTTTGCTTGGCGAATTTTTGCAATGGAAGGCGTGGGATCGATTAAGAATTTGATGGCGTAGACAGCGGCTGTGCCGTTTGCGCTGCTTATGAGCGAGCCGCTCACCTTGACGCTGGCGGATGTGCTGGCTGATGCCAACCCATTTGCCGAGTTGGTCGCGGTGATGTCGCCTGTCGAGACAATAGTGCCTGTGCTGGCGTTGTTGAGTCCTGCTGCGGTTGTGCCGCTTCCGCCTGTCAGCGTGGTCGATGTGACGTTGATCGTTCCGGTGCTGGCGTTGTTGATGCCGAATGCGTTGGTGTTATTGCCACCTGTAACCGTACTTGATGTAACGGTAATCGTTCCTGTGCTCGCGTTTGTGATGCCTGTGGCTTGGGTGGTTCCGCCCGTGATCGTGCTGGATGTCACAGTGATTGTGCCTGTGCTGGCGTTATTGATACAGATTCCGTTAGAAGTGCTTCCGCCATTTGCAGAGCTTGATGTTATTGTGACCGTTCCTGTGCTGTTGTTATTAATGCTGTACGAAAATCCAGCTCCTCCTGTTAATGTACTGGATGTGAATGTGACCGCGCCCGTGCTGTTATTATTGATACCAAATGCGAAGCCGCCGCTTCCACCTGTAACCGTGCTGGCATTTGTAAAAGCAACCGTGCCTGCCGCTGATGTGGATTCGATGGCGTGCGCTCCGTTCGCAGTTGTTGTTCCAGTAACCCTGCCGCCGGTCGCAACGATGCCGTCGAGCGTCAGCGTGCCGCTTGATGAAAACGCAATAGCGCGAGTAGATAGCGTAAAAGCCGAGCCTGTCGCGTGGCATCCTGCGAGCGTTGAGCTTGCGGCGGCGGAGACCGTCAAGCAGTTCGCCGACCCTGCTTGGATATATGCACCGGTGATGTTGTAACTTGCCGCCAGCGTGAAGCTCCCACCTGTCGCAACGGTGATCGGCGTGTTGACGTAGTTCAACAACGCTCCCATTCTGCGAGCGGTTCCGGTGGTCGCCGTTCCTGCGTTGACTGCTTGGAAAATCTGCCCGACAGCCGAGGTGATCGCGACTGCCGTTCCTGCATTTGTGCCGGGCGCGATGCAGTTTGCCGTGAGCGCAAAGTTCGTCGTGCCGACCGATACGACCATGTAAATTTGCCCAGCGATAAACGATCCGCTTGTGTCCACGGTTGAGCCTGTGAGATCAATAGCTTGGTCGAGTGCGACCGTGAAGCTGTTCGCATATACCGTATCGTTGAGCGATGGCACTACGCCACCTGTCCAAGTTCCCGATGCGCTCCAGTTCCCGCTTGCGGCTGCTTTGATGACGGCCATATTTTAAAGCCCTTCCGCGAAAATGAATTTTTGAATTGCGGCAGAAACCTCGTCCACCGCGACGATTGCTGGTTGCGAAGCGGAGGCGAGCGAACCGAAAAGAATCGTGCGATTGTTTTCTTGCGACTGCTCCACTTGGTCGCCTTCAAATCGTGTCGGCGTGAGCGTCAATACAACGCTCGCATCCTGCTGGTCTGGCGAGTTGTAGCGACTCGCTGTTGCGAGTGTCATGGTGTAAAGATCGTAGGTTTCTCCGTCGATGATGATGGGATTTGTTGGTTTCATATTTAAGCGAGTAGAATCAATGCGCTGGTTTCGGTTGGCTTGGGAAATTTCAATTCAAACGTGCTGTTGTAAACGTGTTTTTCGGATCCGATGCTCAAGACGATAAGCGCAGCGTTGCCTTTGCTGGCGTTGTAAATCATCGCGCCGCCTGCCGCGAATGTTGCAGATTTTAGGACAATGTCATCAAATGTTATAAAGGCATTTTTGCCGATAATCCCTGTGCGATGCCCCTTTAGCGTTACGCCTCCGGCGGTATAGCCAATGCCCTTTATCTCGTTTTCGGTTGTGTAGGCTTTTGTCGTCGGCCCGATCTTGGCCGATGCGCTGTAAAGCGCGATTCGGTAGTCGTCGCCGGGTTGGTGGACGCCGGTGATGAGTGCTTTTTTTGCTTCGAGTGCTATGCCGTGAGTTATCATTTATTTTTTCTCCCATTGCGCCATGCAAACGGCGGTGCGCTGACTCTCGTCTGGATATTCGCTAGTCATCGTTCCGCTGATCATGCAACGGCCTATGAAGTCGTCTTGCTCTTCGTCTTTGTCTGGAGTCGGCATAACGAGTTCGTGCTTTGTTTCAAATCCGGTAATTCGCCCGAACGTGTCGCGAACGGCGAGCGATACTTTCATTTGCTCAGGCTGTGATGCCTGCATTCCTTTGACCTTGTCAGCGGCCCAAGTTTGTCCTGCGTCTCCGCCCCACAACGCCCATGCAATGCGGCCTGGGGACGGGAAGCCGTCCTCGCCTGGTTGAAAACCCTGTCCCTTTTTATCAACTTCGTGACGCGAGAAAAACGAGTGCATTCTTTTAACGGTATCGTCCGAAAGATTCTTGCCGTTCGAGATGTCGCGAGCGCGTGCGACTCCAACTTCGGTTCCGCCTCGGTTGTATTTCCTGCGCCATTCCAAGCCGCGAGCGGCCTCTTCGATCATTCCCTTGCTTGGCTTGTTCTCGTCGGCCTCGAATGCTGAGAGTTCCTCCGGCTTTTGTTGCGGTTGCGGTTTTGGTGCTTGTGATCGCGTTAATTCTTCCGCGCTCTCCTCGTCCATTCCAAATACAACGCGCAAGATAACTGATACTTGTTCGGAAGACAGTCCGCCCGAAGAGAGTTGAGCGAGAATGTTTGAAACTGCAAATGTTCCATTTGCGCCGATGCTTTCGATGAGCGGAGGAATTTTTTCAATCGAGTCGGACGTGCTTGTTGGAACTGAATCCGAAATGCGCGAAGGCTTCACATCGAACTCTTGACCAAGTTCCTTGATCATATTCGCTTCCTTCGCTCTTGCGCGGAGTGCCTCTTCGTAGTCCTCACCCATGTCGCTGTAAATTTGTCCGGCTGTTTTTAAGCCAGCTTTCCAAAGTGCAATATCGGCATTGGCTTCGCGTCCGTAATCAATCGAAACTTTGGCAGGCCAGCACCAGCGGCCATCAAGCAAGTATTCGGAATCTGGAATGAGTCCGCGAGAAGCGGCGTCGAGAAGGATAACATTCTTGATGCGGTTTAAAAACTGACCTTCCAAGAGTCCACGCCACCGGAGGAACGTTCTCTCGGCCATCGCGGCCTCCATCCTTGCCATTGGCCCCGACTTGTCGGCGTCGAATGCGAAGCCGTAGGGAAGACCGACGGCCATGCAAATGTGCGCCTGCACCAAGCGGATGAACTCTCCGAATGCTCCGGTCGGTCGGTCGCTCTTGAACATCTCCATCTTCTCGCCTGCGGATAGATAGTTGACCGTGCCCGGATCGAGCGACTGAAGGCGTGCGACCTGTCCTTGATCGTTCGTGTTGCCGCGTGCGAAATAGTCTCCAGCATCAGCGGCTCCGCTCTCGGTGGTTATCACGCCGCTTTGATAGCTTGCGTACTTGATCGCCTGCACCTCGGCTTTTATCGCTTCTTGCAAGTCGCGCGTTGCGTTTAGCGCAGTAGCGAAAGCACTCCGCCCACGATATTCGTCAAGTCTTGCTGCGTCGAACAAGTGGATAAACTCTTTTGCAACAATATTAGTAGGAGAAATGTACTGGTTATTAATAGTACGCGTGAAAATTGTGTATGAAACGGGTCTTCCATATTCGTCGGTATTGATGCCTCCAATATATCTGTCTGTATCTGTTTGGTCGTAAGGCGAACCGATGCGGTCGGCCTCCACGCTTTGTAGTTTTAAATTCTCTTTATCTCTGACAATAATGAATCCGCAGTCTCCGTCCCTCAACATTGCGGTGACTGCGAGTTGCAGGAGCGTTGTAAAGTTGTGACGGCCTAGAAAGTCGCAGTCGTTGCACCACTTTTGCCAATAGCGTTCGATGGCGGTGTCCGCTTCACGGTTGCCGGTGCGTGCTTGGTATGCGATGCGCCCCGAAACGTAGGTTGCAAATTTTAAAAGGAGAGAACGAACAGGCGGAAAATTGTCGGCAAGATCGCGAGCGGCGCGGATGAGCGAGTACCTTTCGCGAGTTCCGCTTGTGTCTTCGCCACCGCTAACGCCACGGCTGATGCCGCGCTTCTCGGAAGTCAAGGCTGAGTCGAAGCGTCCGAAGTTACGTAGCTTCGCCTGGTTGACCATGCGGTCAAGAGCGGCCTTGGGAGAGACGAACGAAATGGCTTTGGTAAGTAGGTCTTGCGTCATGGTCGTTGCGTCGGGAAAGTCGGCGTGTATCTGGATACACGAGAACCGGAGGCGTTGTCAAGTGCAGCTTGCAGTTCCTTGATGGTCTGCGCGACCTCGGCAAGATTGGCGCGAGTAAACGAGCGGCCTGCTATGCTGTAGCTTGCGCCTGCAATGGCAATCGCTTTTAAGCAAGCCGTGAAATCGGTCTGTAATTCTTGCAATGTCGCAACCGGAAGACCGAAGAATGATTTGTGCATCGCCATTTAAATGTCGGCGATGTCAAAAAGATAACCCGCATTGGTGCGCTTCCGTGGAGAGGCGTCGCGGGTGTTGTTAATTTTGCGGAAGTGTCAAAAGCAACTGCCGAGATATTTGCCCCGCGACATCTTGCCGCGCACGGCGTCGAACCGCGCCCAACTATCCGCCGTCATCGCCACCGTCTTCGATATGACCGTGCGTCCCTTGCCCGATCCAGCCTTGCGGCCTGCGCCTTTGCGCTGGCCGCCGTGGGTGGATTTTAATCCTTCGCTCATACAATTTGGACAACCGTATTTATCATCTCCGTTAATTTCATAGTGGCAGAATTTGCATTTCATGGGAAGGGGTTGCGATGGGATTGAACCCTCGCTTTGGGAATTTTATCCGTTTAAAATATCCAAAGATTTATCACGCTTGTATGTGACTTTTTTTCTTTTGCAGTACGCAACTGCGTCTCTTAACAATCGGAATGATTCACCCCGCCCAGCGCAAGAGGGATCGATTATATCCATGACGCTATAGGATATTCCGTCTTCCCAACTTTGTTCTTTAACTATCAGTAATTCTAGTTCTGGTTTCATTTTGTTTTTTTTGGTTTGGAGCGGGGATTGAACCCGCTCCGTTTGGGTTAGGCTTGCTGGAGTGCAGCAAGCCCTTTCTCGTTGATTGTTGGATTATTCACCCATGGTTTAATCGGATCACGATTTTCATCCATCAACCCTCTTTTGATGAGGGAATGCATTGTATTGATCCAATTAGATGGACGTTCGTCTCTGCTAATAAGTCCTGCGTGGAACTTCAGAACTTCGATTTGAGTTTTAGAGATGTTTGTTTTCATTTTGTTTTTCATTTTATTTTTCTTTTTTGGTTTTTATCTCGGAGAGTTGTTCCCTTTGATGTTTTTAATTTCTCACAGATTTTGATTTCTGTAAACAATTATTTTCATTTATTTTTCATGGCTCGCGGAGCCGCTTAAAACCTAGCTCTCCGCGCCTATCGGCAAGACGCCTGCCAGCATCGCGGACGCGAGCGCGATGCACTCGCAGTCCCAAAGATGGTTCGGCCTGCCGCCGATGCGAACCCATCGTTGCTCGACCTGTTTGGTCTTGGAATTGGTCACGTCCTTCTTCATCTCCGACAACATCTGCTTTCGGTAGTCATCCGACACGTCCCGCGCAACTTCCCATTTCGGCACAGCGTCAGCCTGGCGAAGTGAAGCCAACTTGTCTTTGATCCCTTCGTTGGAGAAAAAGAAATACGCGCACTTGAGTCCATCCGATCCGGCTTGCGCTCCTTCGATCTTTGAAACGAAACGCCGAGTCCGTCCGCCGTCGATATGATAAAAGCCGTCCTGCCCCGATCCGTGCGATGCCGTCCACCCACGCCTAGCGCATTGTTCGTAAACCAGCGGCGTATCGTAGCCAGCATCCACGACAACGCACCGAGGAACAACATCGAACTGCTGTTGAATGGCGTCGAGCGTCTCCCACGTCAGCGGTCGCGACTCATGCAATAACATCGAAGATCCGTCCACTCGGAAGGCGCGGACGACAGCCCAGAAGTGATCGCGCTGTTTGTCCACGGTCATAAAGCGTCTGTGCTCTCCGTCGATCTTTTGCCCTTCCAGATATTCGGCCTTGGCGTAGTCGCCGGTCGTGATCTCCGGCAAGTCGCTCGTGACTTCGTCCTGCCACGTCTGCGCCTTTCTTTTTTGAACAAATTGTTTGAGCGGCTCCAAGTTGCCGCTGCTCTTGGCTTCGTTGGCTTCGATCCACTCCTTCACAATCGAAAACCAAGGTATCCACCATACGGCGTATGCCGGATATTCAAACGAGCGATGCCCTCGCACCGGATGCGGGTTGAGTGCGCGATACGTTGCAGTATTTGCAAGGTTGCGTCGAGTGCTGGCGTCGTCTTTGTAGCGCGTTTCGCAATGCTCGCACTTCATAACGACCGAATCCTGCACCCTATCCCACAAGATGCCGCCCTTGTCGTCGCGTTCGGTCGTGTATTCGATCTGATCGAATAGGTATCTCTGCCAGTTCCCACATTGGGAACAACTCCATCCCCAGACTTCTCGCGATCCGCTGTCCCATTCGGCGTCTGCCTCATGTCCTGCGTCCCACCCCTGCGAGACGAGAAGCGTCTTTCGGTTCCAGCGGTCGTGGTGTCGCGCCTTGAGCTCTTTGATCATCCCGCTTTTCCACCGCCAGACCTCGTCGCCGACGCAATAGCGCATGGATTTTTCTTGAAGGTTCGTCATGTTCGCGCCCCCTGCGAAGAGAACCATGTGCGGAAAGAGAATCGCGGTCTTGCGTAGCGCGTGCCGGTCTTCCGGGAACAAG